CTCTGCTCCAATACTTCTATCACACTCTAAATGTATGATTGAATGATTTAGTTTCCTGACTCGAATTGTTTCCATTTGATTATGTTCGATATAGTTTGGTGTCGCCATTTTAAATTATCTATAATCTCCGTTAGTGTATCAATTGTTGTTTTCCAATATTGTATTTTTTCTTCTGATTTTTGTATTTCTGGATCGCTTTCATAATAATAATCCATTTCACCTTTTAGTATCTTCAAACCATCGAAAGGATCAGGATCCCATCCTTTGCTTTCTAAAGTTTTCTGATCCATCTTACCATTATAGTATAACCACTTTTCTTTCAATATTTTCTTTTGTTCAAATTCAGCACGCTTTAATTCAAGCTTTGCCGTTGACCAATATTGTAAATATTTTGAATGTAGTGATGGGGTGTGTCTAGATGTTTCATCTAATCTAGCGTTATCAATAATACAATCTTTTTGCCACATATCGTGGACTTGTTTCAAATCAATCATTATGTCTCCAATAATATATATTAACCAGTTAACTTACCTGCTACTGAAAATGATTCAGTAAAAGATCCGGTTGTTTTATTCTTTATCAAAATATCAAAGTATGTAAATCTAAATGATGCGCCGAATGTAATAAATGATTCTCCACCAGCAGTTGATTGAAACTGAATGTCAGTTAATGCAACGGGTATACAATCTTTATATTTGATTCGTACAACTGGATTATTAGAACTCGATAGTATAGATAAAGTAATATCAGATTGTGCCGGCGGCTTTTCTGTTTTTGCTTTGAATCTATCTACCGGAGTCGTCATATCCTGATCTAGTATTCTTCTCATCCAATCATGCATTTCAGTATATGCTTTCATGTCTTCATCTAATATAATGTTAGCTAACATTTCGTTGTAAGTTAACTTATCTCCGATGAAAGGTATTGCTGCAAGTTTTTTGTATTGTAAATCTGCAGTGTTCATGATAACACCAGCATGCGTAAAGTCTTGTACAAAGAATTCTAGATTTGGATAATTAGTTCTATCAATGACAAGTCGAAAACCTGTCGGTTGCAGATAGTTAAAATTATTAGTCAGTGTCATTCTTACACCTACAATTTATTCCGCCACAACTACCTTTAATTGGTTTGAACAATAAACCAAAAGACATGCCTGAAGCTATGAATGCCATGAATATGAATAATGTTAGTATGAATATTTCCATACTGTTATTTATACGACAAAAGAGGAGCCGAAGCTCCCCTTTTTATCATGCACTAAAAATTAGGCACCAAGAATATTATCTACTCTGAATATTCTGTAGTACTGATTAGTCTTAACCGCAGCTAATCCATCTGAAGGTGTGCTACCTACGAATGGGTTAGAGACCATTCCATATCTGGTTTTGAAACCAATTTTTGGCTGGAATGAATCTTCAGCTACAGCTCTGACCATTGTTAGTGGTACATATGGACAATAGAATACACCGGCATCATATGGATTTGTACCTTTATATCCTACTGTAATGTAGTCTGTAGTTGAATATGGGTCGATGTAGACTCTCATTCTACCGTTTAATGTACCGGCGAATGTATTACCTGTGTCATCTACCTGTAAGTTAGTTGACATTGCAGGTGTGTAGTCTAACATACCTGAAGCAGCTAATGCAGATGCTGTGTCAGATGAGCAGATGATAAAGTTACCTTTACCTCTACGTGTCTCTTTTGCAATTACGTTAGCTTCTCTTTCGATCTGAAGAATAAGTCCTTTGAACTTTTCTACTGACCATCTACCATCTGCATCTGTCTGTACGTTGAAGATACCGTTGATAGCAGTGTTTGCCTGAAGTGCTCCAGTTTTAGCCTGTGAGTTTACAGTTCTTACAACTTCTCTGTTGATCTCAGCTAAGATTTCAGTTGACAAGATATTTGCCAATTCTGTCTCAGCATCTAAGCCGTGAATGGCTTTAAGATCTTGAGCAAGTTCTAAGCTGTATTCAGCTTTAAGAGCTCTTGACTTTGCGGTCACTGTTGACTTCTCGATTGAGAATCCCATTTCAGCAAATGCTGTATTTGGACCTTGACCTGAAGAACCTAAACCTTCAGCATTGGCTGTAGTCATACCACCGCCGAATCCGTCAGTTGTTCTTTCTGAGTCGATTGAGGAGTCACCTGCCACGTTACCGGCTAGTGGATCTGCACCTGTTAAACCAGATGGGCCAGCTGAACCTTGTGACGCGGATGAGTCACCTGAATATGGTGTAATTGCTTCGTCGAATAATGCTTCGTCTCCAGCAGTTGCACCGCCTCTTGTAGTTTTGTACAATGACTTCATCGCAAAGATTAAGCCTGTTGGACCTGACATTGGTTGCACACCACAAATATCGTATGCCATTAAGTTTGGCATAGCTCTTCTTACGAGTGCGATCAATACAGGGTTCCAATTTTGTACACTTGATGTTGCGTTAGCAGGAGCAGCTTCTGCAATCATTCCTTCTTCTCTAAGAGCGATTTCCTGATTTTCGAGTACTGCAGCTGTAACGGCTTTTCTGTGATGGTCCTTAATACTACCAGCTGATTCTTCATTAAGAACTGGGGACCATTTTTCGATTAACTTATCGTATGATACCATTTTGGGCTCCCGTTATTTTACTTGGGTTTTCTTTATTGCATTAAGGTAAGATGCCATTGAGTCTGATGTTTCCATTACTGGAGCATCTTCTTCAACTTCACTTTCCTGACTATTAACTGTCTTAGCAAAGTATGATTCTTTCAACTGAGCTACTTTCTGTGTGAAAGTTTCTTCGTCTTCAAAATCTACGTTCTCTGCTAATTTCTTAAGTTTTTCCACTTGAGTTTCAGCTAAGTCTTTAGTTGCTTCTCTTATGATAGCATCTCTTTTATAGCCTTCTAACTCAACTGCCATGTCGATTGCCTTCTGAGTTGATTCGTTAACAGTCTTCTCTAACTCTTCAACTTGATCAGCGAGGTCGTCTACCATGTCAACTTTTCCTTCTGGCACTTCGATGTAGGACTCAGTAAATAAGTCTTTCAACTTATTCATAAAGTCTTCTGCAATCTCAGTTCTTAAACCATTTTGAATAGCTAACTTGTTCTCTTCCATCCAGTTTTCAACTACGTAGTTTAAATAGTTGTCTACTTTCTCTACGAGATCTGCCTTTGTAGATTCAATCTCTTCGGCAAGCTCTTCATTATACTTCTCTTCTAATCTGTCAATCTCTGCATTTACTTTTGTATTGATTGCAGCTTCAAAGATAGTTTCTGCTTTCTGCTTGAACTCATCTGATAATGTTGCTTCTTCAGCGACTAACGCTTTAAGATCATCTTTAAAATCAACCTCAACTTGAGCTTCTTGCTTAACTTCTTCTTCAGCAATTGGCTCGCCACCAAAAGCTTCTGGATCTGTGCTATTATATTGATACATTGCAGTAAGTTTTTTCTTATCCATCTTCTGCATGTTATGTACCATAGCAGCAATCATTCCTGCTTTTGTCTTTGGCATTGGATCTTTCTTAGTATTATCTTTTGCAGTTCCGCCGGCCATACTTCTTGCGCCTGCAGTACCTGTTGCGTCAGCTGCTTTATCAGTAGCAGCAATTGACTGAGCTTCAGCATTCTTAGGATCGTGTTTCATTCCACCGTGCGATGTTTCAGAGATTTCCTCTTCACTCTCTTGGAGATCCACATCCTGATTTTCGATTTTATCAGTCATTTTTGACTCCTTATTTTGATTTCAGTAACGAGAGGAAATTCTTGAACTCACGAACCTCTGTCTCATAGAGATTAGCTCGTGGAGCCTTCTTTATTTCAGTCTCCATTTTTTCAACTGTCTGAGCTTCTATAATTCCGTTATTCCAAACCCATTCAACACCCTCCATTATTCCATTAACAAAAGCGCCGGGTGCGGATGGATCTTGCACGATATCTACCGCGTTAAGAATATAATCGTCATTTACGACCATTGCGTTATTACGCTGGCTCAAACTTCCCATACCACGAGTCGATACACCGAATGTGACTCCGCCGTCGAGTAAACCTTTTACAATTTGACCCATCGGGGTTTCCAATATCGATGCTTCACCCACAATATCATTACCTTGAAATTCAAGTTTATTGATTTTGTGAGAAACTTTATCTAAATTAACGGTCGGTCCTTCAGGGTGATTTAACTCACCAACCGCTCTACCTTTTGAAACTTGCTCATCATTATACTTGGATAGAGCTTTCTCCATGATAGGCATTGGATATATTCGACCGTTTCGATTCTTTTTTTCTGCTTGTGCGAAAATACCTCTAATTTTATAATTTTTACCGCCAGTCTTTTTATCTTGTTCAGTAATAAATTCTAAATCATTTTCGGTAAATTCTGATATTAGTTTCATGTCTTTTCCTACTTATATTGTTTCATAAATTCATTGGCAGCCTTTTCGGCTTCTTTTTGAGATTTATAGACATCAAGTCTATCACCATCTATGTAAGCAACGAAACCATTTCTTTCTTTATGTATCATTACTTTAACGCCTTTAACTTTTTTGTTAAAGACCATTTTACCTTCTGGCTTTCTACCTGCCAATTCTCTTAGTTCTGAAAAAGTTCTCATGTTAACTATATTTATACATTTGCTGTTTTACACAGCTGCACCTTCAATTTCTTCTTCTTCCTTGTCTTCATCTTCGATTTCTTCAGGTACTTCTAAGTCCTCATCTTCAATTTCGTCATCAGTTTCTTCGGTTTCTTCTTCACCTTCAACTTCTTCTTCATTTTCTATATCTTCTTCATCCTCGATTTCTTCTTCATCTTCAGGATCGCCATTATATATTTGACCAGCAAGTTTCATTTTTGTTTGGTCTAATACATCGGCAAGCTTAGTAGTCATTACATTACCAAATACTTCATTTGCTTTATTATAATCTTGTGCTAACGAATGCTGTACTAAATCTTCAATAGTATCTACATTGTCAGGCATTTGTTTTTCTTCAGACATTATATCGCTCCTTGATCATCTTCTGGTTCTTGCTGCTGTGCTGCAGCCATTTCACTATCCATTCTCTTGATTTCATCATCATCAAAAAGAAGAATATTCTTTTGCACCCATTGTTTAGAGAAATATTCACCTACATAGTTTTGTATTTGATCGAGTGTTTGTATTTTTTCTCTAAGTAATTCTGCTTCTTTTAATTCTGAAAAGTGATTATCTCTTGTAAAGTCAATGTGTACTTCATTCTTCCATGATAACCAATCTTCTTCAGTTATAATATTTTTCATTAGTAGTTGTTTTTTAAGTATTTCATAAAAGAAAGTTGCAAATCGATTTCTTAATCTATCAATAAATTTTTGAAACTTTAATTCATCACGACTTATTTCAGTTGCTCTACCTAATG